CTGTACCCTTAGCTGGATCTTTACGTTTCATTTCTTTGACTTCTTCTTCTTAGTTTTTTTCTTCCAAGAAATACGAGCGGGTCCCGTCTTTCGTTTTGCAGCAGAAGTACACTGAGCTTTTGTAGGGCGGCAAGCAGGATAGGGACGATTCTTATCCTTTTTTCCGCTTCTGCCACATGGCTTTCCGGTTTTACAGTCGATCCAACCCTTACCTTTGTTTTGGGCAAACCATTTTCGTAAACCACCAGATGTAGCAGATTTCTTTTTAGCCATTACTTCTTCTTTCTCTTGCTTTTGTTGCCATAGTTAGCAGCACCTACTTTACGGCACTGTACAATACGACCCGATGCATAGGCAGATGGAAAGACCTTTGCCTTTGCTTTCACTTTACGATAGCATGCATCTTTATTTGTCTTCTTCTTCTTAGCCATTTCTTCTCCTTCGTTTCCAGAATAATAATAGGGGCAACGCCCACACTCCTTTAGATTCAGCCACGATAATCATCTCAGGCTCAGGCGGAAGAATAACAGGCGGAGGAGGAATGTATTCTTCCGGCTCAGTAAATATAACTTCTTTCTCAGCAGATTGCTCAATAGCCATTGGTTCTTCTTCTTCAACAACCAACTCGATTAAAGATTCTTCAGATTCTAACTCTTCAACAAGCTCTTCTACTTCAGCTCTAGCAATAAAATAACCAAAACTTTCATCAATAAGGTAGTCATCATCTTCAGTTAAAAAAAATGTTTCTTTCTCTTCAGCTTGTGTTAAGTCAGCTTCTGTTTCTAATTCTTGTGCAGGGTTAGGAATACTAGCCCAAGAGTCTTCAAATAAATCAAACTTCATACCTTCTTTTGCATCAAAGATATCATCCTGATTATTCTCAACAAATACAGCATTGCCCGTTGTAGTATTATCAGGCATCTCAATCTCAGGAGTTATCCAATCTAAATCAAGAGCATAAGGATCTTTCTTTTCTACAGGAGCAGCACCAAGTGTATCTGTAAGACCAGTTACTTGTTCTACAGTCTCAGTTACTTTACTTAATACCTCACCACCTACTACAGTACCAGTAACAGCAGCAGCAAGAGTCATCTTCTGCACTTTCTTTTCAAGACCTTGCTTAATATTAGCACAGTCTTCATAAGCAGTTTTTAGTTTACGATTATTTTCTTCACGACAATCATCTAACTGCTGTTTAATTCTTACAAGTTGTTCTTGTAACTCTGTATTTTCCACGCCCTAGCCCCCTCATTTATATTATGCTGGTGGTTGCATACCCTGCATAGCCTGCTGAATACCCTGTCCACCAGTTTGTTGTAGATCCATCATAGCAGCTTGTGATACACCCTGAGTAACAGCTTGCTGTGTAGCCATTTGTTGTTGAGCTGCCATGGCTTCACGCTGTTGTTCTGCTTGTTCAGCCTTAATATCTTCTTCAGTACGAATCCAATTGTTAGCATCAAAGCCCAAAGCAGTAATTAATGCACGACCATATTCTTCAAACTTAAATGTTCGCATAGCTTCAGCTGGTAAATTACGCATCATCTCACCCATTTGCATAAGCTTCATAAGATCTGTATCACGACTAAGTGCTTGCAATCCAGTAATAATTTCTACTTTAAGACTACCATTCTCAAAGAACTCAGCCTGTAATCGTTCATCAATCTCACCATTCTCAAGCATTAAGAACACTGCTCTTTCTACAATAGGAACAAATAATTCTCTAGCAATAGAACTAAATGCACCACCTAAAACAGTTTCTAACTCTTGACCAATACGTCGAACAGCTGTAGCAGTAACACGGTCGCCACTAGGAATAGATGCAGAGTCAAGTAAGAATGCCTGTCCCACTTCTCTACGCATGGTTTCTACAGCTTGGAAAGTAGCTTGAATTTGAGGATTCATAGTTTGTGCAGGAGATAAAGTAACAACATCTTGCGATCTAGCAGCTACCCACGATCCATTGGATTGACCAGCAAGGTCATCAATCTCCGTAATACCGGCAGGATCTACACCCATCCAGAATGTAGATGCTGCAGCCATGCCTTCTTGAGAAGCTTCAGTAAATGCCTCTAAGGATTGGATATCTCCAGCAATGTCTTCGCAATGGGAGCGTCCATAATTTTCACCAGCAATAGTGCTCCAACGCAAAGGGATAACAGGAAACACTTTAAACGTACCTGTTTCAATAATAGTTTCATCTTGTTCTCTTTCAACAAACCACTCATCGGAATCTTCCTCCTTGGTTAATCTATTATAAATAACATCATAACCTTCAGAGGCATAGTCGGCACTATACTGAGCTCGGAAGTTATCTTCAATAGGCTCATCATTATCACGAGCTACAAACTCAAGATAAATAATTTCTTTTGGCTCACCTGTTACTTCCCTCCTCATCACGAAATGATCAAAACGAATTACTCTAAAACTAAAATCATCTTCCATAATAACCATAGAATCACCAACAACAATAAGATGTTGCAGTGCTTGGAAGATAGATTCTCTTAAATTTTTAGAATTAATTTTACGATATACTTGAGCACTCATAGCTTCTAAATAGCTATTAATCTCAGGACTTGGTTCTGTTCCCGGTCGTAAACTAAATTTAAAGAAAGCAGTATCATTGACAGGTAGCATTGCAGATAACATTCTAGATGCCATGCCAACTACACCACGAGCAGGCACAGAACTAAAAGGCTGCGGTAGTTGCTCTTCATTTGTCCACCCAGCAGGAGGTAAAACAGTTGGAACAGTTAGGGATGCTACATATCTTGATCGTTCTAACTTACGAGTACGTCTACTATCTAGCTCACGAAACCGTTCTTTAATACTCATTCTGGCCTCATTTCATTTCCGGGCTTCGCAATTTGAATACCGGGTCTTTCAGAAAAGAATGACATAACATTCTGTTGTGCCTGTTGTTGGCCCAATTGTTCTTGAATAGCCTCTTCTTCTGACTCTTCAATGGCTAATTTTTCAGCTTCCATAGCTTCAAATTGTTCCGCTCTAGCAGCACGCTCTAAAGATAATCGAAGTTTTTCTTCTTCCAATCGAGCATTGCGAGCTTCTTCTTGATCTTGTTTTCTATTAGCTCTTTCTCTTTCTAAATTAGCTGCCATCATTTCTTGTTGTGCAGCAGGATCATATCCAATACCACCAAATCCCATTACATCATCCTCCTTCTAGGTACTCGCAGCATACCTAATGATTTTTTCTGAGGCCGATAACTTTGTCTAGATTCTGTTAGCATTTGTTCTGCTAATCTATTAGCTGCTAATTCTCTACTTTTAATATCAAAGTCAGCACGTTCTGCGTTTTGTTGTTCTGTTCGGTATTGTGCAACTACTCCTCCATACATAAATTCTCTACGTCTTCTTTGATCAGACATAAATCTATTACGGAACTTTTCTGTTAATCCCTGCCGAAATTTAGCAAAAGCTCTATCTCTTTCAGCTTGACGCTTAGCTTTCTTTCGTGCACTTCTACCTGTTAAACCCATTATTATCTCCTTACATTGGCCTTGTTTGAGGAATAGCAATAAAACCTGTCTTAGCTTGTCGAGTAGACATGCCTCCTCTAGATTCTAAATATTCTTTACTCTGTTGTTGTTTTCTTCTACGATCTGCCACTTGACCTTCTTCTTGTTCTGTTAAACCAAACGCTTCTCGTTGTGCTTTATCAAAAGCAGTTTGTTCTCTAGCTGCTCTTTCTTCTTGCATCATATCACGTTCAGTAGCAGCAGAAGCATCATATAAATCTTGTGCTTCTTTGAAATATTCTTTTAAAAATCTAATTTGTTCGCCTTTTTCTAGAGGCATTTTATCGCCAAAAAATTCTTTAGGATCTTTATCTAAAGCTTGAAAGAATTGTAATTGTTCTTGTTTAGAAAAACCTTGTTTATTTAGATAACCTTTAAAATCTTTAACAAGATCTTTTTTACTACTTGCTTGAAATAATCCTGCAGCCATTCCACCCAATCGACCTAATGGACCTCTTGCTCTGTTTTGAGAAGATATAGAAGATTCATAAGCTAATAAAGCCGCTCTATCTGATCCACTTAACTCAGGTAACATTCCTGATTGTGCAGCAAACGCACCAGCATAACCGCCTCCGAAACCTTGTCGTTCTTCATATAATTCTTTGCCTCGAGCTAAGAATTGGTCTCTACGTTCTTGTAATACATGAAATGGTGAATGTGACATTAGCGGCCTCCTTTCTCTTGCTGCTTAATAATTGTTTCTAATTTTCTAATAATATCTCGTTGCCCCCCACGAAACGCCCACTCCTCACGAGTTACTTTCTCTTGATACTCCAGTGGCGGGTACATTTCGCTTAACAGCTTTGGTACGAGGTTGTCGATCAACGGAAACTTCTTTGAGTTCATTCTTTAACTCCTCAATCTCTACAAGTAAATGTCCAATAACAATAGATAATTCAGCATCAGTTAACTTTACGGCTTTCTGTGCTTTGTTGAGGATTGTCTCTTTTACATACGGCATGAATATTCTCCTGACCCTGACAGCAGGGCTCTATATTTACTTTACACCACGAACATTGAGTATGCCCATGAATATAAACTCCTGTAGTCAAACGACCACAGGAGTTACATCTTGTTAATTTTTCAAAATACATTAGGAACAACCACTTGTTGATCCACAATTCGTACATACAGAACACACGCCCGCTTGAACCATATTTGTAGAACCACAATTAGAACATTTGGAATCCATTCTTGTCTCCTTTATACCCAAAGTTCCATAAGTTGATGAGCTGACCGGACTTATCATACTCACCATCACGAAGAATACGAACACACCAAGCCATAGCTTTAGCAAATCTTATGGGATCTAAACCTGCTCGACCCTTATGCTCTGGCCTCTCTTCGACACGATACATCTCTAGGATCTCTTTTACCCAATCTTTCTTTGGAGTATTATCCAAGAACCTTTGAGCTTTCTTAGGACCCACTTTCCACAGTCCCGGTATATTATCGGTCGTATCTCCAGTCATCCATTGCTCATAAAAAAACCTATCTGCGTCCTCTTCGGATACACAGATAGGTTTCTTTTCTTTATCAGGATTCCAGTGCCAGCCGGGGACACAGCGAAGATCCTTGTCAATAGTTACAGCAATAGCATTACCAGCCGATGCCTCAATACCCATAATATCATCAGCCTCTAACTGAGGATACTTTACAATATCAAAGTCATCAACCACAATCTCAATAGCATAATTAATACTATCAGGTTGATTGGTGTCATCACGATGAGCCTTGTACTCTGACCAGACTCTGCGTCTAAAGTTCTGCTTACGAGGACAAGACAGAGCTACAATAGGCTTGCAGCCCCGTGGTGTCCACTTCTTTACATCATGTTTTAAACGTACAGGAAGCTCATCAATGCCTTCCATATCCGCCCAGAATGAAGCACGATATATTAGAATATCACCATCAATTATTGCTGTCTTTGGTTTCTTCATCATCTAACATATCCAATAACTTATTAATCATTCGTTTCATACTAGAAATAGAAACAGCTTCAGATGCACTTACTTGATTATATACTCTTTTAATTATCCGATCAAACGTTTTAACACCATTATGATTTTCGATCCAATGATCCACATCATAGTCTTGACCGTTTCGTTCAACTTCATTAGCCCAATCTTCAGATTTCTCT